CGGACGGCTCACGGTGACGCCGGGCAATGTGATCGATTTTGGTTGGATCGAGGCGGACCTGATTGAACTTGTCGGTCGCTTCCAAGTGCAGGGCGTCGCCTTCGACCCGTTCCAGGCAACCCAGCTGTCGACCCGGATGCTCGCGGAAGGCCTGCCGATGATCGAAGTGCGGCCCACCGTGCTGAACTTCTCGGAACCGATGAAGGCGCTCGAAGCGCTCGTGCTGCAGGGCAAGCTCGTCCACGACGGTGACCCGGTGCTCGGCTGGATGGCGAGCAACGTCGTCGCGCACCTCGACGCAAAAGACAACATCTACCCGCGCAAAGAGCGCCCGGAAAACAAGATCGACGGGATCGTGGCACTGATCATGGCGCTATCCCGCGCGCTGGTGGGCGATGGAACACCCAAGATGCCCGATGACTACACGCTGCTGATCGTATGAATCCCAAGGTCTATAACGCTTCGCTGCTGATCGGGGTGGGCATGGTCGGCACGGGCGCGGCGCTCATCAGTGTCCCCGCTGCGCTCGTTGCCGTGGGCGCATTGGTGATCGGCCTGACGCTCTTTGGCGCGTGGGTGGCGAGGCAATAGTGCTGCTATCGATCCGGGCTGACGCCGGCAGCGACTCGGGCGACCGTTCGCCATGGGGCGATTTCTGGTTCTCGCCCGTGCCGTTTCGGGGCACCCCGCACTCGGTCAATGCCGATGCGGCGATGCGCCTGACCGCCGTGTTTGCCTGCGTGCGGGTGCTGGCCGAATCCGTTTCCACACTGCCATTCGTGCTCTATCGCGAGCGCACCGATGGCCGAAAGACACCGCTGCGCAATCACTGGCTGTACCGGCTGCTGGCCCTGCACCCGAACGATTTCCAGAATCCCCTGGAATTCCGCGAGATGCTGCAGGGCCACTGCACGTTGCGCGGCAATGCGTTCGCGCAGATCGTCTCGAATGCCCGGGGCGAGGTGACCGACCTGCTGCCCCTGCATCCGGATCGGATGTCGATCGAGCTACTGTCCGATACCCAGTGGCGCTACCGCTATACGCGCCGCGACGGTAGCGAAACCGTGCTTGCACGCAGCGAGGTGTTCCACCTCCGTGGCCTGTCACCCGACGGCATCGTCGGCTACAACCCGATCACGGCCGCACGTGAAGCGGTGGCCGGTGGCCTGGCTGCACAGGACTACGGGATGCGCTTCTTCATGAACGACGCGGCGCCCGGCGGCTGGATCGAGATGCCGAACGCGTTCCCGTCCGACGAGAAGCGACGCGAATTCCGCGAGGCTTGGCAGCGCCAGCAGACCGGTCGCAACCGGCACAAGACGGCGATCCTCGAGTTCGGCATGAAGTATCACGAGCTGGGCCTCAAGAACGAGGACATCCAGTTCATCGAGACGCGCAAGTTCTCCGTGTCTGAGATCGCGCGCCTCTTTCGGATCCCGCCGCACATGATCGGCGATCTGGAGAAGGCGACCTTCTCGAATATCGAGCAGCAGTCGCTGGAATTCGTGATCCACACGCTGCGGCCGTGGCTCGTGCGCTGGGAGGAAGCAATCCGCTACCACTTCCTCGCCGAGGATGACGGTCTGAATGTCGAATTCCCGGTCACGGCACTGTTGCGCGGCGATGCGCAGGCGCGAGCGATGTACTACCACAACGGGATTCTCGATGGCTGGCTGACCCGCAATGAGGCGCGCCGGATGGAATCGCTGAATCCGATCGACGGACTCGATGAGCCGTTGCGCCCGCTGAATATGGTCGAGGAAAGCGACGCAACCGACCTCGAAATTGGCCGCAGCAAACTAGGTACGCCATCACAAGGTACGCCATGAAACACGCCCTGCTGATCTCGGAATTCCTCTCGACGCCGTGGGCGATCATGCCGGAGCGGCTTGCCGCCTTCGCAGGCGTCGTCGCGCGCTGGTCGTCGGGGTCGATCGCCGATGCCGACACGATGGCGCGCGTGCGTGCCAATGCCGAAATCGTGGCGGCACGACGCAGCGCTGCGGCCCGCACCAGTGGCGGGTCCATCGCCGTGCTGCCGATGTACGGCGTCGTCACGCAACGCGGCAACATGGCCGACGACATCTCCGGCCTCGGCTCGATGAGCACGCAAATGTTCGCGCAGACACTGCGCTCGGCGCTCGCCGATGACGCAGTGGATGCCATCCTCATCGACATCGACTCGCCGGGCGGCAGCGTCTACGGCGTGCAGGAGCTGGCCGACGAGATCTACCAGGCGCGCGGGCAGAAACCGGTTGTCGCGATTGCCAACAGCCTGGCTGCGAGCGCCGCATACTGGCTCGGCAGTGCTGCGAGCGAGCTCTATGTGAGCCCCGGTGGCGAGGTCGGCTCGATCGGCGTGTGGTCGGCCCACGAGGATTGGTCGAAGGCGCTGGCCGAGGCAGGCATCACGACCACGCTGATTTCAGCCGGCAAGTACAAGACCGAAGGTAATCCCTACGAGCCACTGTCCGCCGATGCGCGGGCCTTCATGCAGGGCCGGGTGGACGATTACTACGGCGCCTTCACGAAGGCAATCGCGCGGAACCGGGGCGTACCGCTTGCCACCGTGCGCGACGGCATGGGGCAGGGCCGTGTGCTGGGCGCCCAGGCCGCGAAAGATACCGGGATGGTCGATGACATCTGCACGTTTGACCAGGCTTTGGCCAAACTGTCGAAATCGGTGAAGAGCAAAACCAGATCGCAGGCAAGCTTTAGCGCCATGCGTGCGGTACAAACCGAGGAGTCAGGAACGAACGGCGTCGCGGCAAGCAACGCGCTCGCCCGGCGTCGCAGGGAGATTGATCTCGCGAGTCTATAAGCCTTGTTGGACAAGCTGTCGCACAATCGCAGCCTGGTCGTCCGCCTTTCTCATCAGGTCAAGAATTTGCTGCTGCAGTGCCTCCAGTTCCTTATTGGCGGATTCGGCTTTCGAGCCCGCTGAAGGCAGAGTGACGCGCTTGGCGCGAGCTAGATGATTTTCCAGTCGCTGGATAAGGACGTCTTTCTCTTCATCATGGCACTTCAGTGATCGCACAAATTCGCGGAAGTCCGCACCCCCTTTGCTTGAGTTACATGGGCTGCAGCATGGAACCAGGTTACCGAGTTGGTGCCCGTATCCATTGAGTTTCCCATCCTTAACGAGATTGACAAGGTGATCCCAGGTGGTGGCCTCCGCTCTGCAGTAGACGCACACCAGATGGTCAAGATCGGTCTGCGCCAATGCTGTTAACGCTTCGATGACTTCGGATTCGACATACGGATCCGACGGTGCAAGTGCCGAGGCGAACGCATGTGCGACGGTGGTTCGCCGCTCATGGAATATCGAATACGGCTTCAAATGCGAGCGGATGCTACGAGACTTCATGACATGTGCCCTCGCGTGGACGTTTTAGGGGCCGGACGGCGATCACGCCACCCACTTGATTTCGCAGCATAGCAGCGAGGCCTGCGATCTCAGCCAGACCATTCTTGCCCTTGCAGTCAACCTTGAACCCGCCACGAGCGGGTTTCTTCATTTCTGGAGCCCGACATGAGCAAAACCCTCCGCACCCTGCAGCAACGCAAGGCGGCGCTGGTCGCCGACGCACGCAAACTGGTCGAGTCCGCGCACGCGGAGAACCGCGACCTGGACGATGCCGAGACCGCGCAGTACGACACGCTGATGGCCTCGATCCAGGCAGCACAACGCCAGATCGAGCGCGAGGAAGCGCTGATTGAGGCCGAACGCAGCGCTGGCGTGCCGGTCCCGGAGAACGCACGCATCAGCGTGTCGGAGAACATCGAGCACGATCCGAAGCGCGGCTTCCGGTCGCTGGGCGAGTTCGCCCGCTCGGTCCACATGGCGACCGTCAACCCGATGCGTGCCGATGAGCGCCTGCGCTATGGTGGTATTGGTGCGGTCGCACCAGCCACCTACGGCGGCGAAGGCTCGGGCCCGGACGGCGGCTTCCTGATCCCGCCGGAATTCTCGCGCGACATCTTCACGCTCTCGCTCGGCGAGGACGCTCTGCTGCCGTACACCGACGACTACGACATCGAGGGCAACTCGATGGTGTTCCCCAAGGACGAGACCACGCCTTGGGGCACCGATGGGATTCGCGCCTACTGGCAAGCCGAAGCCAACACCGGCACAGCGACGAAGCCCAAGCTGTCGGCCACGACCCAATTCCTGCACAAGATGATGGCGCTGGTGCCGCTCACCGACGAACTGATCGCCGATGGCCCGGCGCTTGGCCAGTACCTGAACCGCAAGATCGGCGACTCGATCCGCTGGAAGACCAACGACTCGCTGCTGTTCGGCGCCGGCAACGGTATGCCCATCGGCGCGCTGCAGGGCAACGCCGCGATCGTGGTCGCCAAGGATTCGGGCCAGGCCACGCAGACGCTGACCATCTCGAACCTCTCCAAGATGATCGCCCGCCTGCCGCCAGGTTCGTTCGGCCGTGCGATCTGGCTCGTCAACAACGACGTGCTGCCGGCACTCTTTACGCTGACGCTCGGCAACTATCCGATCTATCTGCCGATCTCCGCCGGCGCACAGGAGTCGCCCTACGGGATGCTGCTGGGCCGTCCGGTGTTCGTCTCGCAGCACGCGAAGAGCTTCTCGTCGCAAGGCGACGTGATCCTGCTCGACCTGTCGTACTACCGCACCATCAAGAAGGCGTCCGGTATCGAGACCGCGACGTCGATGCACCTGTACTTCGACGCGGATGCGATGGCGTTCCGCACCGTGTTCCGCCTCGATGGCCAGCCGACCATCGTCAATCCGATCAAGCCGGCGAACGGGACGAACAACCTGTCGCCGTTCATCCAGCTCGCGGCCCGCTAATTTCCGGAGGATCTCAATATGCTGCCCAGTCTGAAACCCACCGACTTCGAAGCGCTGCTCACCTCGATCGACCCCGCCAACCAGGCCGCCGGCACCGTTACCACCGCGTGGGTGCCGGTGCAGAACTTCCATACCTTTCTGGCGCTGATCGGCACCGGGGCGAT